GCCTACGACAGTGCAACGGTGGAAGCCTGCGGCAGTGCAACGGTGGAAGCCTACGGCAGTGCAACGGTGAAAGCCTGCGGCAGTGCAACGGTGGAAGCCTACGACAGTGCAACGGTGGAAGCCTGCGGCAACTCCTATGTAGAAGATTGTACAGGTAATATAAGACCGGAATCTGATTACGCAATAGTCAAAGATTACTACAACCATAAGATATATATCAAAAAAGGAGAATTTGAGATTATAGAGGTTTGACCTATGCCGCATCAAAGGTAGTGCTATTACCGTACTAAAAGCCGTGAGAGAAGCGAAGTGTGCACCGCTTCCCTTTAACCTTGTACGGGCGGTTTAAAAACACAATACAATGGAAAATGAACTTGAAGAACTGTACAAGGAGCTGAACGAAGTCAAAGCTTGCAATTTGGACTATCTTCCCAAGTATGGGTATTCTTCAAAAGAAGAAATCATTCAGCTTATAGAGGAAGACACTGAGGAGTTGCGCGCAGAACTCGAATGTAATCAATATGATTATACACCTGAAGAACTCGAAGACGAAAGGATGTTTCTTTGCGTTAGTCAAGGGCTACCAAGATATTGTTAAACTTAATATTATAAAATTATGCCAATCGTAAAAAAGAATGACGTTCTACCTGAACGTCCTGTTATTATTGTACTTTATGGAGTACCAGGAAGTGGGAAAACAAGTGTTGCTACAACAGCCGATACCCCCTTATTGATTGATTGCGACAGAGGTGCAGACCGAGCAGTACAGCGTTGTGATACTATAATGGCTAAAAACTGGAAAGACATAGATAGTGAGCGGGAATCAATGAAAGACTATAAAACAATTGTGGTTGATACAGCAAAGTCTATGCTTGACGATTATTTGAGCCAGTATGCCATTGAAAACAACTATAAGTTAAAAACAAATTCTTTAAAACGCTTCGGACAGATGGGCGAAGATTTTAAAGAGTTCGTCAACTTCCTTCGTTCAAATGGTTCTGATATTATATTCATCTGCCATGATAAAGAAACAGCAGACGGTGATGTGATAAAGCACTCTCCGGATTGTACCGGACAATCTAAAGACCTTCTTGTTAGAATTGCAGACCAAGTGGGATATGTATTTATCCAAAATGGAAAACGCTGTATATCTTTTGCTCCGTTAGATAATTTTGTAGGGAAAAATGTTGCCGGGCTTGAAACTGTTACTATTCCAGATTATGGCACAACCCAATTTGATACTTGCATGTCTGACATTGTTTCAAAAGTCAAAATATCTATTCAAGGAAAAGGAGAAGCACAAGCAAAAGCCAACGAGCAGCTTGCAGCAATACGAGAGCAACTTGCGGCTGCAATGACTGATGAAGATATTATCTCATTGATGGAAGCAACCAAGACACTGCCTAAAATCATGCAATTACCGTTCTTCTCTGAAATGCAAAAAAATCTTGCTACAAAAGGATACGCATTCGACAAGGACAAAAAAATGTTTATTAAAGCATGAAACCACTTATTAGGGCAACACAACTAGAAGCATTCCGAAAATACATAGAACAAAGCGATTACGCCAGTTATGAGATAACTGAACAATCGGTTATTGACAGTATATCAGGTGCATTTGAAGGCAATACATATACGAGAATTGGAAAAGCTTTTCATAAAATAGTGGAAGAAGGTACACCGAAATGCGAAAAGGTTAAAGCAGGTGAGCGTACCTTTCTTTATTACGGGAAAGAACAAAAGGAACAAATGCCAAGCGGACGAGCGTTTGACATTGAGGGAAACAAGATAATTCTTGACATACCACAATGTAAGGCGGCTCTTGCATACAGGAATGAACATCCTGATGCTTTTCATGAGATACGCCTTTATAAGGACTTTGGGAATGCTATTATAACAGGATGTGCCGATATGATAGATGGCGTAGAAATTAGGGATATTAAAACCAAATATTCTTATCCTATTGATGCCGATTACATAAATTCTTGCCAATGGAAATTTTATCTCCAATTATTCAATGCAGATATATTTCATTTTGATTTGTTCATATTTGAAGGATATGATAAAGAAAAGCATGGATATGATGTCAGAGGTATTCCGTTGAAACGTTATGGTCCTGCAATAACATGCTATCGCTACGATGGCATGGAGCAGGATAATTATAATCTGCTTCGCTCATTTCTTGAATGGGCTGAATACAGAGATTTGACCAAGTATTTACTTAAAGAAACAATAGAATAGTATTATGATTTTAACAGGAAGTATTTGTCTTAGTGACATTCCCCGTGAGCAAATGAAGAAAGTAATCTGCAAAGACGGGAAAGAGAAAATTTATTTAAATGTGGCGGTTATCGAACGCAAGGAACCTTCACAGTTTGGGCATACCCATTTTATTACTTGTGCCCCAAAACAAGAAGAACGCAAAGAAGGCATACAGTATATTTTTGGAGATTTCAAGGAATATAAGCCCGTTCAGAGCAGCCCCACATCGGAACAGATTGCGGAAGCTCCGGGATTATCCCCGCAAGATGATTTGCCATTTTAAAATATTATGCAATACGACCTATCCAACCCGCTCCACAAAGAGCAGTTCAAAATACGATGTAACTATCTCTTCTCAAAGGGTTGCATTGTGGAACTGACGGAAAAGAAGCCTAAGAGGACAACGCAGCAGAACAAATACCTGCACACCCTTTTAGGCTTCTTCGCTTGTGAGACGGGGAACACGCTGGAATACGTAAAACAGAACTATTACAAAAAGTTAGTAAATCCTGCAATATTCACCCGTAGGATTAATGATAAGTTTTTGGGAGAAATGGAAGTTTTACGTAGTTCCACTGATTTAGATACAGCGGAAATGACGACGAGCATTGAGCGTTTTCGTAATTGGGCGAGTGCCGAATGCGGCGTTTATCTTCCAAGTCCTGATGAAGAGAGGTTATTGCAATTAATGGAGATTGAAATAGACAGAAACAAAACGTTTATTTAAAATAGAAAATTATGCACACATGGTTTGAGTGTAAAATCCGTTATGAAAAAACAATGGAAAACGGAATGAACAAAAAAGTTACCGAACCTTATCTGGTAAATGCACTCAGTTTTACGGAAGCAGAAGCACGTATCATCGAAGAGATGGCACCGTTTATTTCAGGAGAATTCACGGTATCGGACATCAAACGTACCAACTATAGCGAACTGTTTCCATGCGAAGAGGAAGCCGCCGACCGTTGGTTCAAATGCAAGCTGGTTTTCATCACATTGGACGAGAAAAGCGGTGCTGAGAAAAAAACGTCTACCCAGGTATTGGTGCAGGCAGCCGACTTGCGTGATGCGGTAAAGAATCTGGATGAAGGCATGAAAGGCACAATGGCCGACTACCAAATTGCATCGGTAGCGGAAACCGCCATCATGGATGTATATCCGTATGAGCCAAACGAGACTGAGGATGATAGTAATACAGAAGTATCCCGATTTATCAATAGATTCCCAGAGGGACAGTGTACAGAGGTCACAATTGGCGGCAAATCGGTTATTATAGATAAGACCGGAAATAAACCTAAAGTCATTCCGAACGGTAGTATAGAAAGTGAGGCTAAAAATGAATGATTATATCCCGGATTGGTATATCCCTAACAAATAACCATAATTATTAACTAAACGCCCTCTGCTCACGCAGAAGTCCCGTGAAAGGTTCGGGTTAAGTGATTTAATTTCAGCTAACAGTTAACTATCCCGGTGTGGCTTGACCGCCTATCCGGGAACTATTTGTTAACCTGCCTGTCCGGTCTGTGAAGATTGGGCGGGCAAAAATGGTGGTATGGCGGAACAACGAGAGACGCTAAAGTGAAGCTCTTATAGATAGGTTGGTAAGTCAATGTGTTACGGTTAGCCGTAAAAAAAAATTCAAACCACTGAGTTAATAACGGGTAATGCCGAATAGACCGCAATGTCAATGAATAAACTACTTGGTGAAAGTCCAAGAAAAACTCCTATCATGCAGGTGCAAGTCCTGCTACCACCTCATAAATGTGAGCCACACGTAAATGGCATGGGTTAGTAATAATGGTTGTGCCCTGGAGAATACGCTTCGGGGCTTTAATAAAAAACATCATGGAAACAAAAGAAATTACCAAGACTATTTACACTGCAAATGACGGGAAAGAGTTCTTAACGAAAGAAGATTGCGAAAAGCATGAAAGGTTTGTTGAAGAAATACTTTCACGTATTAAGTATTTCTGTATCAGATGTAATCCTGACTTAACAGAAACAGGAAATTTCTCTCATAAAATATATGTGGCTGTGTTTTCTAAACATTACCTATATAAAGATATTGCATTTCAATGGGCTTTAAAGAAGTTTGGTACTTACTTAGGGGAAAGCGTAATGGGATATGGCTTCCAACCCCATTTTAATGTAAGTGAAGTTTCTAAAGAAGAATACGAAAACTGCCCACCTACTGAATGGGGAGGCTCGAAATTAGAAAGTGAGAAAATATTCCTTAGTCCCAAATCGGTAGAAGGATTTCCTGAAAACATTGACTACATGGAAGAATGGGGATTCAAATAAAAACTTGAATGAAACTTACAATAACCAAATCCGAAGGTGCAATCATTCAGAAGCTTATCGCAGACCGAAAGTCAGACATTCATAATATTGGAGGTGACAGCAAGCAGGCAGAGCGTCTAAGTAAGCTGAACAAGAAGATTGCAAGGCAGATAAAGAAACAATACAAGACATGAGTCCTTACGTAATAACTTCTGCGGTTCTTATTACTTATGACGGAAAGAAGATACCATTGGAAAACATAGAGAGTGAAATAATGACCCGACCTATCCAGTTGACTAAGGAGAGGATACTCGATGCTTTCTCCACGATGAAGGACAAGCCGGTGAATGTTGAACTTAAAATAAAGCATATATGATATGGAATATAAAGCTGCCATAAAAGGTAACGCCCCATCAAAGGCTAATTGCTACAAGATAGTAACCATTAACGGACACAGATGTTTGGCTAAGACTCCTGCATTAAAAAAATATGAGGAATCTTTTATTTGGCAGGCTGGAAAGTTGAGGGATTTGAATATAAACGAGCCGTTTGAGTTCCACATTGACGTGTATTATCCGAGCAAACGTAGTGATTTGGATAATGTATTGAAACTGCAACTTGACGTGTTACAGCGTATAAAGTGTATAAAGAACGATAATAACTGTTGCCTTATCCATGCACGCAAATTCGTTGATAAGGACAATCCTCGTGTCGAGATTGTGATTAAGACTTTGGATTAAAAAAATATAGTTTTCCTTTGGCATTTTGATTTGAGTGTGTATCTTTGCGGCAGTTTCAACGCCAAAGAAGCTGACATAAGATTAATGACGTGGATTTTTTATATCCATTTGACTGCTTATATCTGAAAAGATAAAAGGCTGTTCGCATTCCCTTGTTGGCTACGCATTAATCTTGTGTAGTTTCTTTGGCGAGAAATTGGGAAGCGGACAGCTTTCTTTTTATACATAACTCAAATTTTGTTCAACAATGCCAAAGAAAACAAAATTAGAGAATGGGAGAACAATATGTACCCCACAATCTACGTTAGTACACGAAACGTACGCCCTCACTTTATCTTCTTCAACCGAAGAAATCAAACGTTATTTCAAAGCTATTTTAGAACTTTCAAAGTCAAATCTTTCCTATCCAGTAGACCTTGATAGTTGCTGGATGCTATGCTATTCCGCTAAAGATAAAGCGGTACGTGCTTTAAAGGAAAATTTCATAGAAAATATTGATTATCAGCCGCTCGCCCAAAATGGTGAGCGAACGAGAGGCGGTCAAAACAAGATTGACTATCACCTCTCCGTTTCCTGCTTGGAATACTTCATTGCCCGCAAAGTTCGCCCCGTATTTGACGTGTACCGTGAAGTCTTTCACAAGGTGAACGAAATTGCGCCAAAGGTTGCCAAGTCAAGTGCAGCAGACAAACGTAAAATCGCAAAGCTTGAAAAGGAACTGGAGTTTACGAAACAACTTCTCGAATGGACAAGATGGAGCGAACGCAGGGAGATTGAATTAAAATGCTCGTGCTTCTCTTTCCTCGTAAAGACGAAGCAGTACGATAAGTGGGCGGAATACAGAAGAACGGGGATTGTCAAGAAGTAACAACCATGATTGAAATACTTATCGTGTTTGGTAGTCTTTTATCGGGCTACCTCACTTTCCGAAAAAAGGGAGAGAAACTTTTCTATTGAGCAAAATCTAAAAAATTAAATATTATGAATACTTCAATTATTAAATTCGATTACAACGGAAATATAATTCCTTTTGAGAAAGGGAGTGATGTTATGGTAAACCTTACGGCTATGGCGAAAGCCTATCCCGATAAGAATTTATCCACAATTGTTAACTCGCAGGAAATCAGCGATTATTGCACATCACTTTCCAAACTAAAAAATTTTAGTTTGGCTGATTTACTGATAGTTAAGAGAGGTGGAGATAATCCAGGCACTTGGGCACACCGTCTTGTCGCTATTCGTGTTGCACAAAAACTAAATTCCGATTTAGCGGTATGGGTGGATATGAGAGTAGATGAGCTTCTTAAATACGGTATGACCGCCACGCAGCCAACTTTGGAGCAGATGATAAACAACCCCGACCTTGTTATCAGCCTTGCCACGCAGTTAAAGAATGAGCGTGAGGAAAAGCAAAGAATGGCTTGCGAAAATCAAATTCTCAAAGAACAGAACAAAAATATAATTGAAGAAACCAAACCTGCTGTAACCTTTACAAACGCATTTAGTGGAGCGGAAAATTCATGCCTTATCGGAGAGCTTGCAAAATTAATTGCGCAGAATGGATACGATATAGGCGAAAAAAGATTGTTTGCATGGATGCGTAAAAACGGATATTTGGGCAAGCATGGAGAAAGATATAACGTGCCAAATCAGAAATACATAGAACAAGGGTTGTTTGTAATCAAAAAAGGCGTACGCTCTGGAAGTAATGGCGTTTTACATACGACATTGACTACAAAAGTTAGTGGCAAAGGACAAGTTTACTTCGTGAACAAATTTCTTAATACCATATAGAAAGTAATAATATGAAAACAATAAAGCAGCAATCAGAAGAGTATGCGTTGAAATATCCTTCCGAAATCCGAAATGAAATAGCGAAAGCATGGATAGACGGGAGAAACTCAATAAGGAAGAAAGAGGTACTTGACCTCTATTTCGTAGAGGAAGAATACAAGGATATATTCATATACTGGCTCAACTACAAAAAAGAGAGGGGGCAGCCATACAAGCAGACCGGAGCAGAGGCATGTTACCGGAAGCTATTAACTCTTTCGGGAGGTGACAAGCAGATGATGATTGCAATAATAGAGCAAAGCATGAGTAATAATTACCAAGGGTTATTTCCACTAAAAGACAATGGGAACAGAAATCACACTAACAAGCAAGGAAATAGCGGTTCTATCTTCCAGGCAGCTGATTGCTATCTGCAAGAACATCAGTAATGAGATAACTTCCATAAGCCAAGCGATAAACGCACCTCCCATACAATTATCACAATGGAGGAAAGATAACGAAACCTGCATAAAGGCGGTTCTTGTAAAGTTCATAGAAGGTACTCTGTTGTTTTACGGCCGTAGCCGCGAGGATATGAATGACTATCAAGTAGCATCCATTGTAAACTCTATCCTTGACAAGTATTATTATTTCAGAATTGAGGACGTTTGCCTTTGTTTTAAACGGGCAAGGGAAAACTCATCATACGGTGGATTTTATGGCAAAATAGACGGTTCTGTCATCATGAGCTGGTTTGCCACTTACGATAAGGAGCGGGATGAAGTGATACACTCAATGCCGGAAGAAAAAATTAATGTTTTTACTGGAGAAGAGTATAGCCGAGAAGAGTACATTGAGATGTTGAAAGCTAAGATAGCCGGTGGAGACCTGTACGCAAACGAAGCATTGCGGCGTGTTGGTACATTCGAGCGTATAATGTTTGATAGACGTGGAGAGTATGCCAGTTATAAGTATTGGCGAAAGCATAAATTTGACAATAAAGTATGAGACTTACAATATGTTGGACGACAAGAGGCAGGCAAAGACGCTTTTACTATGATATATGCAAAAAGTTTGGCATATCGGATTACATGAGTGTTAATCATGAGACGCCATGCGATATAAGGGATGAAGATATGGAACTGTTGAAGGAATGCGAAAAACGAGGGTTTATCCAAATAAGAAACAAACGGTAAATAATCATGGACATAGAGATTGAAAAGAAAATCGAACAATTGGAGTGGCAGCGTGACAATGCAATGCGCATACGCTGCCCGTTGGTGGCAAGGAAGTATCAGCGCATGATTGATGAACTTGCAACAGAGAGCAGAAACAAGAGTATGAACAAGGCAGAATACGCAAGACAATGACTACCGATGCAGCAACCAAGATAATCAGCAAGTATGAGAACCTTGTGGTACTCTGCACTTATAACATATTGCTCACGAACGACATCTGTTGCGGGCAGGTTATAGAGTGTCTGCATGCGATGAAGAGAACGCCTTATTACAAACAGGTATTCAAGCGGTATTTGAATGATGCCGATAAAGCAAGAAAGGAATACGAGCGTACTGTAAACAGCGTTATCGGTTCAGACCGGAGCGAGTTTTTCGCCGACTGCAACGACAAGTACACGGAAGAAGTGAACAAGCACGTGGATATGCTGTATTGGCAGTTCAAGCAGGTTCTCGACGATAACGGCATATCCCATTCCGCAGAGATTGCAAGGTTCGAACTTGCAAGGACATTATGTGATTACGCCTGCATCCAGTTTGACGAAAGGATTAAAGAACTTCAGAAGAAAGATGCACGGTTCAACGGGTTTACGTTGGAATACCTGAAACTTTCCAATGTGGCAAGGATGATGAACCTTGCTTCCGATAGTTTGAAAATCGGGAAAACGGTCAATATGAACACAGAGCGGTGCACGGCGGCGTTTGATGTGCTGGTAAGAAAGCTGTCGGATGCGGATAATATTGCCAACGCGATAAAAGTTTAGTGAAATGAAACTGATTTATAACCTTATAACCCTCCTCATGGACTGGCTTTCGGTAGAGGTTGGAGCGGATGAAGAGTGGTTCTGAATTATGGAAATGAAGAAAGGAGAATTGACACACGGCTCTCTGTTTAGCGGCATCGGTGCCCCGGAAATAGCTGCCGAGATAATGGGCTGGAAAAACGTGTTCCATTGTGAAATAAACCCGTTCGGGAGAAAAATACTTGATTATTGGTTTCCAAACAGCAAAAGTTATGAAGACATCACGAAAACAGATTTTACAGAGTGGCGGGGAAAAATCAATGTCCTCACCGGAGGTTTCCCCTGCCAGCCTTTTTCTTGCGCCGGACAGCGAAAGGGAGCGGAAGATGACCGCTACCTCTGGCCGGAAATGCTACGAGCGATACGGGAGATTCAGCCCGATTGGGTTGTTGGTGAAAACGTTGCTGGAATCCTCTCGATGGTACAACCCGGCAGTGAAACTGCGTTGGGACGTGAAGAATCTCTGTTCGGAGAGGTTGACCGAGAAAGAATATTGCATCAGCAGGAATACGTCGTCGAAACAGTGTGTAACGACCTTGAACGTGAAGGATATTCCGTCCAACCGGTTGTTATTCCGGCTTGTGCCGTCGGAGCGCCGCACAGAAGGGACCGTGTCTTCTTTATTGCGAGAAGAATACAAGACAATAACAACAACATCGGGAGTGGATATACTTGTAGATTCGGAAGATTTTCCGTTTCTGAATCAATGGAAATGGAAGATAAACAATTCAGGGTATGTTTACAGAACAATCAGAGCGAAAGAAGATGGAAAGAAATGGAAGACTATCTTGATGCACAGATTGATTTGCTGTCCGAAGGAAAACGAGGAAGTGGACCATATCAACAGATGCAAAACGGACAACAGAAAGCAAAATCTTCGGATATTAGCTCATTGGGAAAATCTTCACAATCGGAAGAAAGGTTCAGGAGTAAGGAAACCGAAGGGACGGAACAAATGGCATGCGATAATCTATGTGAACAGGAAAAGGATTCACCTCGGATTTTTCGATACAAAAGAGGAGGCGATGAATGCAAGGTTGAATGCGGAGAGAAAATTGTTGTCCACCGTGCAGACGCAGGGGTTGAAGGTATGCAACGGGAATGGGAAAACAACATTCTATCCGGTAGAGCTGCTCCCAACTCCGATGTCTACCGACATACACCATGCAAAACGGGTGAAGGATTTGAAAAATGCAGGTGCAAAAACGATGGCGAGTCGAAGAAACGGAAGCAATCGTCCGAACAGCCTAATGGATTTCCACGGAATGTTACCTACACCAACGACAAGTTGTCACAATCCCGGAACGGCAAAGGACCGGAAAGACGGCAGTCCCCGGACATCAGAACTGAACCATTTGTGTGCCCGCCTGATTGGGAAAACTTCCCTACTCAATCCCCTGTTTGTAGCCGAGATGATGGGATTTCCACCAGATTGGACGGTATTGCCTTTTCAAAGTGGCGGCAGGAATCGATAAAGGCATACGGCAATGCGATTTTACCACAAGTAATGTATGAGATATTCCTAGCAATAGAATCTATAGAAAAAGGCAAATAGTATGAACATCCATCAGACAGTTCCCCGTTCGGATTGTACCTCTTTCGCGAAATGTGGCAAGCATTCCCTTGCCTATTGCCGGAAGTACGGCGCTATCGAATGCGGCCCGTGCGAGATAGTGAAGCGGAAACCGAGGAACCGGGTGATAGTGGATGGCGTGGAGCGTAAGGCATGCAGCCGTTGCGGAAGGCTGCTTCTGCTATCCTGCTTCTATGACAGGACAATCTACCGCAACGGAAAGGTGTATCACATCAAGACATCATGGTGCAAAATGCGTGTTTCGGAAGACAATCGGAAACGGAATGAAAGGAAGAAATGAAAACAGTTAAACTTTCTAATTTAAAAGTCGGCGACCTTTTCATCCATAAAGGAACGGTGTACGAGATTATTACAAAGAGTAAGTGGACTTCCCAATGTAGGTATCTAAATGATAAATATCGCTTCGGTGGTTGGTGTCAATACTTGTATTGTGATTTTAGTAATTACACAAAAGTGGAAATTTAATATTAACATATTGATTATGAAACGAAGAATAAGAGAAAAGGTGCAGAAACACCCGCACAGATACAAATTGCATCAGTATTTGAAGTATGCCCGCCAATGGTGTTTCGCTCTGGCATATAAGGGTAAACTATACACGTTGTTAGACGATGGTAGAATTGTAAAGGAGAGCAGTTGGTTATGAAGCGTTTAATTGATGCCATTATAAAGAAATGGTTCTGTTGCCACGAGTGGGAATACTTATTTGAGAGGAGAGTTGAAGTTGTTGATGATTGGGGCGATAGCAGTTGGTACACCGTCCGTCACTATTTCTGCAAGAAGTGCGGTAAATATAAGAAAATTAAAAGTCATTGATTATGAAACAGACAGTAGAAGAAGCAGCAAGGGAAGCAATTCATAAGCATTATAATTGTAATGGAACCTATCCATGTTCAGAACGTGAATATTGCGGACATTGTAACGGTCATAATACAGCATTCGATTGTTGCGAATGTGGTGCAGATGAATTTAAAGAAGGATTTATTGCCGGTGCTGAATGGCGCATTAATAGCGTGTGGCACAAGACTAAAGATGAAGTGCCACAAGCTCATGGAGAATACAAAAATGAACATTATCCGCAGATACCATGCCTTGTATATGGGAAATTAAGCACTGGAACTGGTTACGGTGTCCGCTATTGGAATGTAACAGAGCAGTGCTGGGACGATGAAGAGTGCGATGATTACGAGTGTTCCAAAGATGCCATTGAAGAATGGGCGTATTTGGATGATTTAATACCTAATAAAAAGCAATGATTATGAAATCAAAATATGTATTATCAGTCGAACAGATGAAACATTTGCAGGAGCTTGGGCTGGATACAAGCGATGCGAGTATGGTATTAATTGCTACGGACGACGATGGAATTACATTGTTATGGGAAGATGCTGAAAAAGCAATTAAGCACCATTGGTACAATGTATGTTTTAATCTATATTACGCTGAAACAGGTAGTTACGACCATTCGTATAGGAATAGTTGTGGAGTGTTTACCTTGCAGGACATTCTCGACAAGCTGCCTTGCTTTATTGGCACACATGTACTAACCTTACAGAAACTTGCAAATAGCGGAACATGTTTATATATGGAGCCTTATTCGCGTTCTATATTAAACCTGACAGAGAGTAAGGAACTTATTAATTCAGCCTATGAGATGCTGTGCTGGTGTATTGAAAACGGATATGTTGAAAAGGAGGGTAAATAATGAAAGCGAGAATAAAAGAGACTGGAGAAATTATCAATATTTCTGATTACGCACGTGTCACACTTGATAAGTGTGATAGTTACGGGAGCCCTATTGAATTAAGTTTTGATGAGGTTGAAATACTTCAAGAAAGGTCTGATAATATTGATTGGGAACAGAGGCGTTACGAACTGGCGAAAGCTGCCATGCAAGGAATACTAAGCAATGAAGAAGAAGTTGGTTATGCCTGTTCCGGAGCAACATATAAAGAAAACGAGAAACATACAGTACCTAAAGCTGTTGCTCAATTTGCTATTGCTTGCGCCGATGTGCTAATTAATGAATTGAAAGGAAAATAATCATGGATATAGAAGAAGCAAAAAACAAGAAAGCGAAAGCCGAAATGGAGATAGCTCATATTTTGGAAAAACTTGAAGCCGAGACAAGCATGAATGTTAATGTTATATATCCGGTACGGCAATATGCAGAGTCGAAACTAACAGTCGAACCCGCAGAGCACATAAAAGTGAGTATAACTTTAACGCTATAAGTTATGGAACGATATAGGATTATACAAGGTCAGGGATATAACGGTTGTATCCCTATAACAGTATATTGGGTTCAGGTACGAGAAGATGGCTTATTTTCTGATAAATGGAGAAACATAAAAGGCTTTGATACATATAAAAGAGCGAAAGAATTACTTGAAATTTTGAAAGGGAAATAACCATGGAAATAAAGAGCGTAGGACAACTTAGAAAAATAATTGAGAATCTTTCCGATGATTACGAAATAGAGATGCGTGTCAGACGCAAATTAACGGATGAAGAATTGAAAAATTGCAGATACCCTTATCCTTACGATACAGAGTATTTAATTCTTGAATTTGATGATATAGGTGTGTCTGACAAAGTATTATGTTTGGGTGTAACTTCTAATAGATGAACGGTATGAAAGTAAATAACGGAATAATAATAGACGGAGTGCTGCATGAAGCGGTGCAAGATAATATTCATTGCGCCTCATGCTCTCTGTACGAGAAATGCGCAGAGGTGAACTACACAGCATGTATAACCGATTTGTTTAGCTGTGGCGGTTTTATCAATCGTGGCAAAGTGGCAGATATTAAGATAGATAAGGAGGAGTGAACTATGACCGAAGAACTCGTAACATTAGAGACAGCAAAGCTACTGAAAGATAAAGGGTTTGATTGGAAGTGTGAACACATAATAGGCTGCAATAAGGTTATTACAAAATATGACCTTCCGCAAAGTATGTCGTGTTGTACGGAAATAGATGACGAATCAGTTGAATTTTTGTGTCCAACATTGTATATCGCCCAAAAGTGGCTGCGTGAAACCAAGAACCTGCATATTGAAATATACCGTAACGCTTGTGGTTATGGCTATGCTATCGTAAAAGCCGATAGCGGTACATGGATGGAAGACGATAATTTCAAAGGACCTAACGATGGTGGGAATTGGGACACCTACGAGGAAGCACTGGAAGCCGGGATACAAGAAGCGTTAAAACTTATATGAGAAGATTTATATATATACTGGTTTCTATCATTATATCATATCTAATTTGTGTACATGAGTATAATACGTGGAATTTCATTGTTGGGTTAGAGCCTTCACAAGCTTGCGAAAGATTAGCCAAATACGCTTTTTATTTCGTGATATGGTATTGGGTTGCGAAAGCTGTTGATTTGTTTAATGATTAACGAATAAAAGTATATAACTATTATGAGCAAAGGAATTTACACAAAAGAAAATGTAGGTAATGGTGTATTCATCTTTACCGCCAACAAGAGTTTTGTAGAACCTAAATTTTGGGGACTGCATGAAGAAAACGAACAGGCACAATGTGTAGTTATTATCCATGATGGCAATGCTTTATTCTTCTATCCGGAAGATATGGATAATGATACCCATATTCTTCTTGATTGGGAGAAAGAGCAAACAGGAAAGATATATCCAACCACAGAAGAAGGCATGAAGGATACCGATGGAATAGGCAATACCAAAGCATTGGCTGCATCCGGAAGCGAAATTGCTGAGAAAGTCATAGCATTGGACTTATGTGGATTAAGTTGGCGCATTCCTACACTACAAGAGAGTGTCTTAGGGTATGAACATAAGGTTATGCTGAATGCAGCCTTAGCTATCTGCGGAAAACAACCAGTGAAAGATGACTGGTATTGGTGTTCTACGAGAAAAGGAAACAAACGCAATTTTATTCTCAGTTGGGGCGACGGTTTTAGATACGACAACATTCAGGACAGTGACGATTGGGTTCGCCCCGTGTCCGCTGCCTCTCTTAATTCACTTTAACCTTATAAATGATTACAACTATGGCAAAAGTATTTATAACAAAGTATGCCTTAACAGAAGGTATTAAAGAGATAGAAACAGATATTATTAGAAGTAGATTTGAAGATAGAGAATATGTAAGGGATGGTTTATGTTCTTACTTCCGTATAGGGGAAAACGCATTCACCGATAAATCCGAAGCGTTGAAAAAGGCGGAAGAAATGAAGATTAGGAAAATCGCTTCTCTTCGTAAGCAGATGGAGAAACTTGAGAAATTATCTTTTAAAGTAGAGGAGATTTGATTATGGAACAAGAAAGAAAAATCGGAGAGGTATTTGAATATAATGGAGAAAAAATTATCGTGAAAAAAGATAGCGATTTTATATACGGATGCGATAAATGCGTCTTTAATGGTAGACCGGAATGCTGTAATTATTATTGCTTGTATTTTGAAAGACAAGATAAACAAGATGTGCACTTTGAAAAAGTGGAGGATTGATTATGAAAGCAAACCTAATATTTTTTCTTGCGATATTCATCATATCAGCATTATTCATCGGTCATTTCCGACTGACATTCTCACCGTTCAGTGTATCCTTTCTCTATTGGCATAGGACTGTAGGAGTTACTCTTATCGTTGCAGGATGCTTGGTTTACAACATAGGTGAGCATATATCAGGCTACAAGAAAGGACTGGATGAAGGTATGGAGATTGTTTTGAAAGAGTTAAAAGAAAGATACAATGAAGAAGATAATGTTCAATGATAAATATAGCCTAACCCAGGCTGTATTGGATGGTCGGAAGACTATGACGAGAAGGGTCTGCAAGTATGACAGACCAAATGAAACTTATGATATTGTATTCCCCGTTTTTGAACCAAATGATTACGATAATGACGGGAACATAGTATCTCCATTAAATTATGCTTTTGGTTGGAAAAACGACAAAGGAGACTTTACGGGTTGGAATATTCCAAAATATAAAGTCGGTGAGGTTGTTGCCATTGCGCAAAACTATAGCGATTGTGGTAATATGCCTGATTACGAATTGGACGAAGATGGCTATCCTATAATGCCAAAGAGAAGCGGATTTTTTAATAAAATGTTTGTCCGTGCTGACCTCATGCCCCATCATATCCGCATTACCGACATCAAGATAGAACGGTTGCAAGACATCTCCGATAAAGATTGCCTGAAAGAAGGAATTTACAAAGGACAATGCGGAAGTGCAGATACACATTTTATGGATGCTTATTATTATAAAGGGGACATTCAGCCTTATTGCACCCCTCGTGAAGCCTTTGCCGCCCTCATAGATAAAGTCTCCGGCAAAGGGACGTGGGAGTCTAACCCTTATGTTTTCGTTTACGAATTTGAATTAGTTGATTAACCATGAATAGAAAAGAATACCAGGAACACTGCAAGCATTACAGCCCCTACAGTGGACAATGCTACAAAAGGTCATTCATATCGGGTGTAGCAAACAATGTGCATGTGAACATGCGGTGTGACGGGAAATGCCCCGTATGAGTAATTACGACAAGAGAAATAAATTAAATAGCCTTGGACGGGCTTTGTAAAATCCATATTGATATGAAAAAGTATATTGGAACAAAACAGATTGAAGCCGAACCTATGACAAGAGGTGATGCGTGGGGAAAACATCTCCTCAGAGAAAAGCCGTCAACGGAAAATTTTGACGATGAGGGTTATCATGTTCGTTATGAAGATGGATATGAAAGCTGGTCGCCTAAAGATGTATTTGAAAAGGCATACAAGGTAGCTGATACTCCTCTTGACCGTATGTATATCGAATATAATGAGTTGATGGACAAACATAATAAGTTAGTCCTGTTTCTTGGCCGAAAAGATGCTGTTGAAATAGCTGGTGAAAATCAGGTCACTTTAATGGAGGTTCAAAAAGTACAGATGCACGACTACCTTCTTACTTTGAAAGAGCGCATTGGGTTAATGAAGAAATAAATATTGCCATACGGCGGTTGGACGTCTGCCGTATGGCTCAAAACAGAATAAATATGGATACAATGAATTGAGAGAAAACAAACACGGAAAAAGATATTGATTATGAAACGTGAAATAAAATTCAGAGCAAAAGCCATCTACCCATACAACTTTTTCAAAGGCGCATGGATAGATGGTTGTTATACAAATAGGCTATGGGGCGAAAAACTTGTCGATATGATAACTGATGGTGCGCATGAGATACCTATACCGATAGAGAAATTGAGGCAGTTTACCGGTTATTCGACAAGGATGGAAAGGAAATCTACGAAGGAGACATACTTGTATGCGGACAATGAATAGCTCTTGTATTGTGGAACAAAGAACTTGCTACATTCGCATTACAATTCGATTTTGAAAAAAAGTCGGCATGAGACCTTTAGGCGAATGGCATGCTATGACAGTCGTTAGTAATATTCACGACAACCCGAATTTGTTGAAAGAAAACAACCATGAGTAAATTAGAGCACATTGCCACAATTGATTACTGCTGCTGGCGATTGGGAAAGTTGAATGAGGCTCTTTCCAAGCCTAAATCGACTATGGAACAGTTGGTTGATAAAGCCTGCGGTTATAATGAAGTAGAAGAAGTGAAAAAGGAAGCTATAACCCTTTTGGAACAGATTGTTGAAAGTAAAAAGGCTATCGGTGTGAATTATTCGGGAGATAGCAAGTTCCTTGATAAATTAAAGAACAAAGAAACGCATGAGTAAACTATACAAAGCAACCCTCTTCGGCAAATCATTCATTATAGGATGGTTCAGCCATGCGGACAAGTGGTATCATAAATTTAGTATAATAAAATAATGGATATAACAGAATTAAAAATCGGTGACCGGGTGAGAATAAAACTCCCGTCACCACAAGGAGAAAGACTTTCCATACCCATGCAGGTAATAGGGATGCTTTCTAGTTTCAACAATCCAAGCCCTAAAGATACGGTATATCTTGACTTTGAAGGAAATGAGGGAGATATATGGGAAGAAGAAGTACAAAATTTAGTGTTTTCAGACAATGAAGAGAAGTCATGAGAAGAGCAGACAGAATAATCAGAGACAGACATTCCCGCATCCCGGACAAATACAAGAAGATTGACACTACGGTCAACGGGGATGTAGAAAGCCTTGCCGAACAACACAAGGAAGTGGAAAGAAGGCTATTCCCTCTACGCCTTAACAAGACCACTGTTATTTACGTCACAAAAGACAAACAGAATGAAGCATATGCAGCGAAAGCACGTAAACGGATGGGGATAACAGAGCCTAAGAAACCTTTCATTGACCCACTTTCGGAAGAAAACATTACCAAGTTGTACAAGGAAGAAAATATACAGCCCCGCAGAATGGCAGAGATGCTGAATGTAAGTGTAAGGACGATATATCTAAGGTTGGCTAAGTATGGACTTACAAAAGTTAAATGCAGATAATATGAAAGAGAATAATATTTTAAACAAAGAGATTTATACAGAGGCTATGATAGCAGCTTCTAAGGTTGATTTCCTTGAGAGCAAGGAAGAGATTAAGATGTATGCCACTTCGTTGTATAACGCGATGATATGGGGTAGAAAAGTAAAATATTAAGTTTTTTATTTGGCGTTATAGAAATTAGAGGTATATTTGCAGCGTTACACATATTAAGAGGCGGACGGTTGTCTGCTATTAGCAGGCATTTTTTATGTTTGTAAGCTAACGCTGTATATTATAGCGGTCTGCAAACCCGTGTGGAGAGTTAATAGCCTCCCAACTGCCTCTTAGGTATGTGTAACGGCGGGTTAATTGCAGACCGTCTTCTTTCTGCAATGCCATAAAACGTTACAAAAATGGCAAATGAATTAGTTTTTAAAGGTCAAAATGACCAAGTGTTAACCAATAGTATTTTGGTTGCTGAAAAGTTTGGCAAAGAGCCAAACGATGTAGTAAGAGCAATAGATAATTTATTGCAAAACGCTGATAATGAATGTGACGCAAAAGTTCGGGACATGTTCGTGGAATATACAGAAGATGTTCCACAGCCCAATGGAGGGGTGAAATCTGCAAGACGATTTATAATGAACCGAGACGGGTTCACTCTTTTGGCGATGGGATTCACTGGTAAGAAAGCCCTAAAATTTAAATTGGAATACATCGCAGCATTCAACTCTATGGAAAACGCATTGAAACGGCATCTTTCTTCCGCACAGATGTTTGCAATGCAAGCGAACATAAACCTCGAATACGAGAAACGGATAGAGAATATAGAGAATGAGATTGCGGAAATAAAGAAAGAACAGGAAGAAAACGGGAAATTCTTATTGTCAGTGGCTATGTCTTCGGAAGAATTGCCGCAGCTGTCTATGCGTGACAACATCCGGCAGCTGGTAAACAAATACGCATCCGCCATGAATATAAGGCAGCAAGACGTATGGCACAAGATTTATGACCAGCTGTATTACCTATATCATATTTCCATACGGAACTACAAGAAAGCAAGACGAGACGAATCCAAACTTGAAATAGCGGAGAGAAATCATTTCCTTGATAAGATATACAACATCATATCCAATATGGTGAGAGAATCTAAAGCAGCCTAACCCTATCGCCAAGCCCTGCCCGTACCTATTCCGGGCGGGCTTTTACTAAAAGACTAAACAAATATTCATCATGGAAAGAAATACAATACCTGCTAAAAAGCAATACGACCTTAGCGCAATAGACGAATTATTCAAAGACTACATATCTCCCGAAGAATTACGGGAAGAGCTTATTGAACTGGCTTTTGATTATGTGCAATACGTAGATGACGGGAATACAGATTTTGTCAAATCGAACATGAGCACCATATATGTATTGTGCTGTGCCCTACAAGAAGTAAAAGAATTAGAGACACCAAGCTAATACCCTCACCAAAACGGCAAGCGGTATAACCCAATGGAGAACCCGTTCAAATCGTTCTAAACGTTCCATTGGATAACCCGGAAAAGGCGGCAATAGTCCATGTAAAGGACATTGTCCGCCAATTCAAGCAGTTCATCTATGTAATCCCTTTTTCGCATCACGTTCAAGTTTTCTACGTTGTTGGCGGTTTATACCATTTGCCGCGGCAAGGCTGTTCAGCGTCTCTTTCTGTTCGGGAGAAAGCATGTTATATACTTCTTCCCGGGATTTGCCTGATAAAATGGCTTGTACTATTTTCCACATAAGCTACGTCTGCAATGTTCACACAAAAATTTCTTCGCTACCGGGAACATCTTCTGTCCCACATATCCGCTAAGGTACTGCGCCTCTTCTCCATATGGGTCGATGCCGAACGCCCGTGAGATATGCCGGCATAGATGCCCCTTTTCATGGTCGAAAGAGTTTTGAAACTCTGCCGGGGAAGAGGTAAGGGCTATAACCATTACGGTCTGCCTGTTTCGGATATTGGAGTAAGTGATACCCGTATTCAGATTGCAGGAGCGCATGTTCTTATAGGCATTCACCAAATCCAGCCCCCTGCATCCTACCCGCTGAAGGTCGGCGATGATGCGGTCGGTATAATAGCAGTCCACCGCATAATATACCCTTACTTCCCAATCATAATCCGGTATGTAAAATTCCTGTATTATCATAGGCTACATCATCTGTTCCCACATGATAGGATTGCCGGAGCCTATGCAGTCGGCATAGAACCGCGTGAAAGGCATTCCATTGTAAGCGTCCACATCATCTATGTAATCCTTAATGAACAATGCGAGATGGGCTTCGTCAGTGATAGAACTTTTGTAGTAATCCGACTTCGCCATGTTTGCCACGTAAACGCTGTCGTACCCTGCATCCTTCTCCAGGTTTATACTGTACTTTTTAAGAAGTTCCTCTACCTGCTCTTTGCTGATTGGTTCAAGTTTTTCCTCCTTGCCCGTAGATTTGTTTTCCATCTTCATGCGGGAAACAGCCCATAGGCACATCTTCTTGCTGAAATGCCATCCGTACTGGCTGAGATAATCAGCCATTGCAGGCGGTATTCTGTCGTATGTATCTAATCTTTGTTTCATATTTTCCTGATTTTAAGTGATTGGCAAAAGAGGGGAATAATCCCCTCTCCATTACATGAACTCTCCGTTGGCGCGTCTGCGTCTGCGTTCGCCCATATCATCACCGTAAGGCTGTGAATCGCGGCGTTCGTTGTAAACCGGATATTCCGGGAAGTAACCCGGCATACGGCGTTCGCCCATATCTGAGCCGCCGCTATAGCTTCCACCGCGTGAACCACCGCTGTTACGATAGCCCATTTCACCGCCCTGCATTTCACGCATGGCTTTCTCGTAACCATGACGGCAACCCTCTCTATAGGCTTCTTCCATAGGATTACCGCCTCTCATACCGAAGTCACGGTCATATTCTCCGCGTCCTTCTTCCAATATTTCCCACATTCCCATATTATTTCTTTGTTTTAGATGTTTCAGCAACTCCGAGCTGTTCCATTAATTTCTGGTTTTGCGCAATGAGGTCAGCCATATTCCTGCTCATCTCCTGCATGTTCTTATCCATATTGGACATTTGCCCTTTCAATGCGGATATTTCTTGTTCCTGCTGTTGCTTGGCTGCAAATTCCGGGTTAAGCGTGGCAAGCATCTGGTCACACACCCTAAGAAAGTTCTGATGATATTCCACGCTTTTTAGAACATCCTCGCTCTTCTGTTTCATAGTAAGGACCTCGGTGTTCATCTCGTCTCTTGAACCAGTAATCAGCATCCCCGTTTTAACATCATCGGCAATATTGGCATTAGCCGGTATTTCTTGCAAATTAACATTTTGCCCGTTTATATTCACGACAAAATCAATAACTTGGACCGGCTGTGGATAAGGCATGTTGGGAACAGTCTTATATATAGTTTTTATAGGGCTTGCATTAACGACCTGCCCACATTCCAAACTTGGATTTGCCCCTCTGTGAAGAAGAAATAATGTACTGTTAACTCGTAGATTTTGAAACATATTGGTTTGATTTTAAAGGGGTGTGGCTATTTCCATTTTGGAAACAACCACAAAGCCCCATGTTAACTACTTGCTCTTTTGAGCGGTTGCTTCTGCTGTCGGAGTCGGTGTCGATGCGGTTGTCGGACGATACCCACCGTTAACAAGGAACAGTTCGTTGGTGTACTTGTTATAGTGAATTTCGTAGATACCCGTTCCGGCAAGGTTGCCGACAGTCACCGGCTCATTGTTGTAAGCCAGCAACGGTCTTGTATCCCCGTTAGTCCCTATCAGTATCGGGAGTGTAGCAGTCGTGCCGGCTGGTATCGCCTGGCGGAGACTGACATAGAAACCGCCTACATAGCTTCTGTTACGGAACGCATGGTTAGGAAGTTCCAAAGTCACGTTCTCCGTGCCGACTGTTACGGCTACCGTAGGAAGGGTATTGAAATTAGCCCTTCCAATAGTAGGGAACAAGAAAGGAAATCCTGTAAAAAAGTTAGGCCACATAATTACCCCCTTTCTTACCGGAATTAACCCCAGTAGTTGTTACAACCACAACCGCCACGTCCATACATTGCATCACCGGCGTAAGCACCGAAAGCCGCAGCACGGAAACAGTCTGTGTTGATGGCTTGAATATTAGGGTAAACAACCGGAACGGTGTTAGGCATCTTGCATTTTATTCCATCGACATCGGACTGCAATGCCTGCAAGCCTGCTGCCAAAGGAGCAATCTGTTGTCCTACTGAATTCAGGATAGTAGCATTCTGGTTACGTTGGGAGATTTCAGCAGTCAAAGTGGCTTTTTCTGCTGTAAGAGCCGCAATCTTGTCCTGCAATGCCTGGTTCTGCATGGCGTCCAGCTTCGCAAGGATAGCATTGGTATTGGCGGTCGCACCGTCACGCAATGAAAGAGCATTCTGATTGGCCGTGTTGACAAGCGCGTTGGTCTGATTGCACATCGCAAGCTGGTTCTCATAGCCCATTGTGGTAATGGCGTTCTGAGTCTTGCAGCAACAATCTGCAATCTGAGTAAGAACAGCCTGATTTCCGGACTGGAATGCGTTGATGATTTGCTGGCTTGACATGCCCACCTGATTGCCCACATTGGCGATAAGTCCCTGGATGTTGCACAGGGCGCTCTGTAACTGTTGGGTAGAGCAGTTCAAAGAAGAAGCAAGCTGGTTGATGGCATTGCCATTGCCCTGAATGGCTGACATCAGATATTCACGACCGACATCACCGTTAAGCTCAGCAGGCAGACCGCCACCATTGCCAAAGCGGTTGCCGAAGCCGTTGCCGCCCCAACAGAACCACAAAAGGATAATCCAGATGAACCACCACGAGCCGCCCCATTGGTCTTGGCTGCCACGTCCCTGGTTCAGTAAAGCGAGAAGTCCGGGGTCTACACCCTTGCTTCCCATCAAGTTGGGCAACATAGCCATGATGTCGAATTTGCTTCCGCCACCATTTCCGTTGTTCCCGTCTTGATTGAAGACATACGTTCTTTCCATAGAGATTTATATTTTGTATTACGGTCAAAATCAACCGCATCACAAAAGTATAAATACCGATACTGCCATGAAATCAGTTGTTTCCCAACGCTTTCCTAATGTTTTCCCAATATATTCTCAACATTTTCCCGCCTTCCATACGTTCTTGAAAATTGGAAATCATGTAGTTTATCGCGCGTTTGGTCTTGTGAATTTTAGGAGCTATCTGTGAAGGGTACATTCCCCTTTCGACAAGCAACTGTACAAGCAAATAGCGGGCGTCTACGGTTTCCGTATCCTTATCCGAAGATAGTATTCGGCTGGCGGGTATTTCGGTCTCCTGCGCCACGAGATTAATTGTTTCGGCAAAGATTTCTGACTTACACATAGTTTTTCTGAATTTTATATTTATCTTTGCCCTGCCACATAAAATATTTGATTATATACGAACAAAGCATAAGATACCGTGTTGAAGATATTAAAGCCTCCAACGTGCGGTGTCTTATGCTTTTTTCAAATTTTTATGTGGCAATAATTATTTGAACGTTGGGGGCTTTCTTTTTACTCTAAGCCCCGAAAGAGTGTCAGCTACAAGCCAACTTCTACATCGTTAATTTCTTTCTTATCTTTATGGTGAGCCAAACAATTACGAATAAAACACATGTCAGATTTATCGAAATGCTGGCACCACCGTAATTGATTTTAAACTTTTCCCACCATGACAGTTCCCTCTCTACCGGATAAGGCTTGGGCACTTCAATCCTTCTTATCTTTTCGATAAAATACGGCATTTTGACCGTTACCGTAGCATGAGGATAAATGCCCAATGAATGGTTCAATATCCCGTTGCTAAATGAAGCATAGCTGTAGGCATACGGATTGCGAAGGAATGACGTTGTATCGGCAACAGATACGCTGTCCTTGTACGGTATCAGCTTCTCTTGAAATGTAGTATCATGGAAAACCACACTGTCAAGAACCTTTGTCTCAACCGGCATATAAACAGTTCTCGTCCTACAGGAATACACCGTCAATACAAGAAAAACTATATACACTAACTTCTTCATAACTTCAACAGATAATGATTAACAACCACGCCTGCACATATTGCGACAGCTCCACACAGCAAGTCTGTTTTGTTCCACTTGCCGTTATAGTAGTGGCAACGGTCGCTGTTTTCCTTTATAAAGAGCATCAGCAGTGCAGTGCTGCCACAGAATACTATGGCGGTGGATAGATATACCACCGCACCTAAGATGTTATTTTTCATACCATAAATAATTAAACAATTAGAAAACATTACACCGAAACTCCACTGGCATCTACCCATGAAGAACCGTTCCACCATATAGGTTTACGCAGGGTCACATCAAAAAATTGAAAACCATTATCTGCATTGCCAGGACGTTGTGAAGTAACTCCTACATTTAAATATGGAATTGCGAGAAAATCAGTAATCGGACTTTTTAAATTCCCACTCGTTGACATCAAGACTCCCTGATTGTAAAAAAAATGCGGGTATAAAGTTTTGTCCGGTATGTCGTCCTTTACTGGTTTCCACAGCAATACCGATGTCTTCATACTTGACCAGGTAGAATCATGTTCACCGATTAGCGCACAGTCTGAAAAATCCTGAAACGATAAGGTTTCAACGTCATTAACCGAACTGAATCCAACAACAACTTCTTTTTTCCCGTTAGGTGACTCTCTGTATATCTCAAACCCATAGTTCTTACCTGGGTTTATATAGAAATATGGCGCTTTCTCTTTATCACTATCGGTAATATCTATATTAAGAACACGTTTGGCAATAGGTATATTTTCTCCACACAACAGATATATTGTATATTTATAACTTCCATTTCCCCTATTATTAATAATATTACCGATATCCCTTAATTCAATATTTCCTCTGTTAAAAGCGTCCATAACATATGGACGCATTCCTAATGAAGTCGTTCTATTATAATTATAATAACAGGCTTTGTACCAATTTGTATCAACCAATGTCCCCCCTATCCTACAGTTGAAAAACACGCAATTCATATCCACAATATCAGTATTATTCAAAAACTCAGGCATTGTCATATCTCCGGCTTTATCCCATAACCCTCTAAAATAACAACCAATATATGTTACGCCTTGATTTTCACTTAATATCCTGCTATTCATATAAAAATAACAGCCTATAAAGTTGGCTTGAATGAGACCTCCACTACCTTCAATTGTAACTCCGCTGGCTTCCCAGTGACAGCCGGTAAAATTAGCTTTGATTTTTTGAGTTAATGTTATATTGCTTTGTATGCAATTAATGAAGTTAGTATACAGTCCTTCTCTGAATGTACCTAACTTATAATCAAAAGTCCTTTTTTCGCTATACCCTCTGAATTCATTTACCGAATTAAATATCCAAGCATCTCCCGCTAACTCTTGTCCCTCATTCATTTTGGATATAGTACCGTCTCTTAACACCACATTTATAGCATCAAGCCGGTATGTTACATCTGAATAGGTGTCCTCCCATGAATAATAAATGACATTATGCCAACGCATGACATCAATATATCTATCAGCCAATGCCAGTATATAAGGAACCCGCCTTATATTCATATTATCCAAATGTACAGGAACCCCACTGATTATGACAGGAATTTGCCAATTACGGTATTTCGTATCGCTGCCTTTAGACATGATAAATCCTTCTTTGATTGAAAGCCCGATAGAAGAGTATGTCGATCTCCAATCATTTATTCCATCATTCATGTTTATGACAATATGGAAATCTATGAAAGAAGACATATTCATGTCAATCGACAATTCATTCAAAATCTTTGCATCTATGTCTTTGGTAAACAGATAAGTCTTCTTATTGGAACATCTTATACTGCGACATATCCGCACGATTGCATTAAATGCATCAGAGCTGTCTGTTTTACCGTCATTGGACGCGCCAAACCATTCCGGCATTAAGTATTTGTTTTCTACATTCCCTTTGATATTCAACGCATTTAAAAAACGCCCCCCATTAAATTTTAGAATACACCCTTCAGGAATGCTTATCTCAGCGCCATCCAAATCAAAATCATACCTGATTTCATATATAGTATCAGGCTGATTTATCATTTCCTGGGTAAGAATATTCTTTCCACCAACAATATTCCTACGCAATATCTTATACCCCTTGCCGCTGAATCTGTCAGGACTAAAAGCACGGTCGGCAAATTTTAAAACACTTAAGCTTTCCCCTTTGTCTACAGACACAAGGTCTTCGTCGTCCGCAAGATTGTTTATTGTACCGCCACCACTTCCGTTAATGAACTGCTTGGTCGATTCAGACAGCATATCAGGAGTAACACGCTGGGAACTGAAATTTGAAATTGCATCACTTTCCGCATCCTTTATTTTGTCGATGGCTTCATCTCGAATATCGGTCAATTTATCTTCATTTGATTTCCAGTTCTCGATATTTTCAAATACTCCACCTGCAAATTCCCATGTCTCCACAAGTCCGCTATTGTTCAAGAATGACACCTTTAGCCCAACCGTTCTTATATCTTCCGGAACTTGAACAATAGCACCTTCTAATGTATATCTATTACTGCCATCAATCCCGAATGAAGGATGATGAATGGAAACATTATACTCGGTTATATAGCTCATATATCCACCTTTTCCGGAACTAATGAAACTCTTTAGGACGTTAGGGGTGATAGAACCATTTTCTCTGTCTTCTTGAAATGGAAACTGCTCATTACCCGTCAAAACGTCTCTTTTGGGGAGTTGTCCAATTTGTTGTCCTTTTTCTATTTTCTCTTCCATACTACTATTTATTTTTACTTGTAAGCAATATCGGCTCTTCATTAGTCAACAACAATGGAGCGTCATTGGCTAATAATAAATACCCTTCGTCAGGAAATGGATGCGGCTTATTTCCGCCAGCACCGGGAAACCCTATGGTAAGTATGCTGATTACGGGAATGCCGATTATAGGAATGCTGATGTGAGGGATAGTGATTGGTTTCATAAGGCTATCCCTCTTTAATCATTTTGGCTTCTGACACTTTCGTAGCACTTCTTATTGTAATTTCCATACCTGCCGCTATGCCAATAAGACGAAATATCACATTGGAAGGACCTAAGGCTTGATTGGCATTTGGGGAAAGCGGGATAGGATTCATGCCCTCGATATTGGCAAATACAGTCACCATTCCGCCCTTGTTCTTTATCTGTATGGTAACGGGATTACCGTCACTGACAAACGTTGCGTAATACGCTGTTTTGCCTTCTTCTTTTTGAAATGATAAAACTTCTGCTGCCATGATGTTTACTTTTTAGAGTTTCAATACTTGGTTTCTGTTGCCTTCTCTTCGGTGGCTGACGTGTACCCATGAGAAGTTTTTCTCATCAATGACTTGGTCGAAGGGAAGTTTCAATTCTTGTATAAGGTTGAACAATCTTTTGTTTTCTTTCGGGGTATTTGGAGTACCGACAATATCGGCAGCACACCCGTTCATGTGGTCGCTCGTTTTAGAGCCGCCTACTGCTTTATTAAGAGCGGGGCAACGGTATCCGCTTGTCACTGCGATAGGTTTGCCGTAAGCCTCTCTTAACGGGTCGAGGACATTGTCAACCAACGCTTGTGCATTGGGAAGCAGTTCTTGCGGCAATCTGTTGTCTATAGCTTTCTTATCAGCCGTTTCGCTTTTAACCAGTTCTGCAATTGTAAAGTATCTCATGTTATTCCTCCTTTCTAAAATATTTGTCATAAACCACACGAGCCACCCATCCGGCAACAACACCGACACCGAATGATACAACAGTAGTCAGGTTCACCCAAAACGGTGTGTAGTGCATGTAAAGCATAACTCCCACGATGATAGCGATAACAATCGCTGCGATAATCAGTTTCTTTTTCATTTTGTTACTCCTTATCTTTAGTTATTATTTCACTCATATCTTCTTTCTCGACATCGAGCACTTTCTTTCCGAACAATCCCAACGCTTTCAGTAAGTTGAAATTATATCCCTTTGGCTTCAAGATATTGCTTATGATAGAGCAGAACTCTATGAAGCAGACAAACAAGCATGAATACACATCAATATTCCATTTATTGCCGGCAGCAATGTTTATCATCACCACCATACAGACAAAGGCAAAGTATGTCACCATTTTACCCATAGTACGGCGTACGGCACTTAAAAACCGAAATTCTTCACCCAATAGCAAGCATTTCCTTATCCCGAACATCAAATCGCATACAACGACTGAAAATGTTACTATCAGCCACGGTATCATGTGTTCCAATGACTGTGCAATAAAACTGCTTGCTATTACCGAGAAACCACCCGGTATGCTTTGGGTAATAATGTTATTCTTCATCTTATCGTTATTTGTCAATTATTTTTATCTTTGTGTCTCTTATCAATAAGCTAACTACCGTCATTCCGTTTTGCTCGTGAGAGTAGGACGGGATTTTCATATCTTACCGTAATAGCGGAACCATGCACCCCATTTGCGTTCTTTCAAGTAATTCGGATTATCCTGGTTGAGTTTGGCTTCCATTTCAAATGCGCCCGCTCGATAGGCGTTTTTATTGACCTTGCCATCCCCAATCTTGTTGTCTGTAAACAGATGGTACACGAAGCTTACAAACCATTCTGCCAAATAAAGAATGTAGTAGAATAGCGGGATAAGTAACAACCACCATGCACTGACATGGAATGCCAGCAATACGGACGGGATAGCCGCTATCTCCATGCACTCGAAGAACTGTTTCTGATGTGTCCGTTCATGGCGTATGGTCGTTTCGGACAACTCTTTCAGCTTCGTAAGGATGAAGCCGAAGAGCATTATAGTTGTGTAGCCGCCAAAGAGGATAAGTTTGGCTAATTTGCTGTTGTAGTATATTGTTTTCATATCAAATAGCATTAAATATTAATAGCACTGTGAAATACTTTGTCCAGTTTATACAATTAAATCCATTTTCAACTGTTACATCTTCAAATACAATTTGGGGATTACCAGCCCCATTGCCAACATGAGCCGATAAACATCTAACGTTTATATCACCGTCATTATAAACATTATAGTCCATTGCTTCTGCATTTAAACTATACCATTCTATGTGGCGTGCAGGAATGATAGTCGGAGAGCCTTCTCTTTCAAGAGTTATTCCATCATTATCACTAAAGTTGGCAATCAAAATCCTACTTGCATAGGCTTAATTTTCAAAATCAGATGCAATGGTAATCTCCTTTAGTAAATTTGCTACTCCACCACCCAAGATTTCAGTACTACCCACAAACAGCCCAGCCCCAGCCGAACCAACTCTAAGATTACTGTTTTCGTTACTCATAATTGTTGTTTTAATCGGTTACACAATATGCTGTATTGGCATCCTTAGAACCAATACCCTCGTATTCAGCAGAGGTTTTCTTGGTGATGGCAGCGAGGTTGTCGGAAACAAGTATATCTTCTATAGAAGCAGCACAATCTTCATCATTGGGCATTAGTTTAAATCCCATACGCTTCGAAACAGGACCGTTATTAGTATAATAACTGATATTGTATTGCAAGTTATATTCTCTTTTTGCAACATCGTAATAAGCATATACACTACTAAGTTCAATACAATTAGTATTTGAAGCATAACTATGAAATAAATATCTTGTGTGATGTTCAATTATATCTAAAACTACTTCTTTAATCTTTTCAACTGACCCAAAAATATTATTTATTAAGTCAATAGCTTCTCTATCTCTTTCATTTGCGTTTATAGTAAGATAAGAACCATTAGGAACGTCAATGACTTTACCATAACCGATATTATCCACATACTTCTTCGTTGCAGGCTGATAGTCCGAGGTTGGGGTGAAACTTTCACTGTTGGTTTTGGTGAGGACGTCGGATTTTTCAGGAACTTCCGCCCAATTCCCATTTTTACGACCGTATGCCTTTCCATCAGTTGGCGCTTCTTCTATGCCGCCTATCTTCCCCTGACTTACCCATTCACCGTTCACCCATGCGTAGTAATCATAAGGGGCTTCCGTACCTACAGCCATGAACCCGTCAACTGCCGAACCGTCGGGAACAGCGGATTTCAAGGCTTCAAGGGTGGCGTATTCGCCGGCTACCTTAAATGACTTCCCAGGTTCGCCTTGTATACCTGGCTCGCCTTGTTCTCCTTTCAAAAATTCTAAAGGATAATTGACCACAGAAGCTTTACTGTTGCTTCCTGAAGGTTTAAATGCAGGCAATGATGTTACATCATCCGCTTTGTCCGCATTCGGTACTTCATTAACCCCTATGGAGTTAGCCATAAGGCGGGCAACTATTTCTTGATAATCCCGTTCTGTCCAAGCCATAATTATTCCTGTTTATCGGTTACTTCTTCCGGTTGATTGTTGATAGCACGATTGAGCGCGTCAATGAAGAAAGGTTTGCAAAAAGCATTTGCATGCTCTTGTATCAGGGACACTTCTTCATCACTATACTCTGTCTCTTCATTGGAGTTGTATATCTTCAAAGCGAGTGCATGCGATGCGATACCGTTACCGTTCCGGTATAATACATTCGCAAAATTCTCTCTACAATCTATATTTTCACAATGCTTACGGGTAATGTCCGTAGCAATCAGTAATTGTTTAAAATTTATCTTTTTCATGAGCTTGGGTATGATTTAGTTAATCTTCCATCTTTATAAAAAGAAAGTCCGCTGATGCCAAGAGACACTTGGTATCTTGAACCACTTAAATTTGAAATCATTGACAATGACCCTGCAAAAAGGGTGGTAGACGCAGTTAAGTTGCCATCACTTGCTATATTGTCTAATTTTAATCTTGGGTAAGTAACAGAAGTACCTCCGCCTCCACTATCAAGGAATGAAATTCCACCCACATCATATCCTTTTGAATTATAAAATTTTAGGCTGTTTGAATTTGGGTTTATTTCTATTTTTGTACCTGACGAAGCGGTTGATATTTTGCCAACAATGCTAACATTCCCATTTTCGTCTATCACCAAAGAGTTGTTAGGAGTTCTTACATTTTTAAACACCCCGCTGTTTGCATTTATCTCTCCCGTAAAAGAGCCGTTATAACATTCAATAGAGCCATCTTCGTGTATCTTGATATTTCCATTGGCGGTAATTATACCTTCCAACTTAATATGTTGCGACTTTAACGTTATACTTTCCGCCGACACATTAAACAAGGACGAAGCTTTTACTCCATTTCCAAACTCCGCAGCAGCCCAAATCTTGACACCATCCGCAGTGGTTAACCATCCTGCGCTCTTGCTTTCAAGATTGGATGTCCTTTTTGCCACCGCTTCAATCTTTTCATTGGTTTGGCTTAGCTGGGTCTCGAACTTTGTTATCATATCCTCGTAGGCATTATCGGTCAATGCCAGCGAGTGCATGTATATATCCCCCGTAAACTTCAACTCAAAATCGCCCGTTCCGTCCCATGTGCCGGAATACTCCTTCATTGCGTATTCCTCACCCGGTTCAAGACGTTCGGTGAAATGCAGGCTCTGACCGGGAAATCCTATTGTCAGCGTTCCGGCTGTAACTACCCTATACCGGAAAGAGATAAAGAACTTTCTCGGTTCTTCTCCTTCCTCATAGGTCGGTTTATTGGCTAAATCCGCATTTGACTGTTTAATTCCGGAAGAAAGGATACGAAGCACGTTTCTATCTCCGTCTCTAATAATGGCAGCCATGGCATCCTTGCGGGAATAGAACTTGTCGTTAACCAATAAGAACTTTCCGTTTACAGTAAAGAAACGAACATCGTTCTTTGTCTCCCAACCGTTCGTATTGCTTGCAAATGATGCGTTATACAGATAATTATCCTTTGCCTGCACCTCGTCAAGCACTTTGGAGATTTCAGAGTAAATCAAATCTTCCAGTATCTTGAATTGGGTCATAATGTTTATTCCCGTTTTCAAGATAAAGTCTCCCATGAACTTGTTGCCTTGCGGACTGATAACCGTCACTTCCTTGCCAGCTAAAGAATAAGAATTTATTCCTGCATACTGGTGGATACTCGGTGCATCGTCCCCGTACACGGACAATGTTATTGCGTTCTGACGCTTCTTGTCTGTTCTGTTTCCGAGTTGTACAAGACTATCACCTTCCTGCGGTATGTCGCTGTTTGCATCACAGTCCGTCTTGCTGAGGTCTATATAATCCTCACCAACACCTACACATAAGCGCCAATAATAACGGTTGGATACATTCTCGTAGATACCCGGCTTGATATTGAAGTCTTGAAAACGTATCTGGTCACCTTCCTTGAACGGGTTCTCGATAGCCGTTTCTCCATCATCCACCAAAAGATAGCAACGCCAAAAATCCTCGTGTTCCTCAACCTTTCCGCATTTCATTCCGGCAGCGGTGAACATGTAGTTTCCGCCTGCATAAGAGAGTTTCTTTATCTCCAGTTCGGAGAACATCGCCTTAATACGCACAAAGAGTTCGTCCACTTCAATGTAGGATTTACCCGTCTTGCTGTCTACTTTAATGACAAAGCCTTCACCGAGTGCACCGGAAGAAAAGTTCATGGACTGGATGTAGTCTGAAAACAATCCACCTAAGAACTTTATTAAATAGCTGGTTTGGTCAGGTTTGGTTTTATTCAAAAACAGCTTTTCTCCAAAGGCTTTAATGATTGATTCCACTTGTTGGGTAGTTAATCCTCCACCGCCTTGCCCGCCTACTATTGAATCTATCTGATTCTGTATCTTTTCTAAAGTTCCTACCGCTTTGTCATTGCGAAGGGTAATATCATACGTTGGAATAAGTCCATCTCCTTCTTTTATCGTAAGGCTGTCAATGATAATGCTCCCATTGATGTTTAGGTCTTCATCCTCGAACAACATTAAATCACCTTCCTTTATACTGTCATGCAGTTCCGGGTGACGCGCCATAAATATTTCGTCTACTTTAGGCTCGTAAGTATATCTTACATAATCATTTTTTGCAAGATATTCTTTGGAAGCTGTTAGCAATCTTTGGGAAGCGGCTTTTATATACACATCCGGCATATCAATGCCCAAAAGCACAAATTTATCTCCGACCTTGATAGTAAAATCCTTATATGGGAAATAAAGATTCAAACCTTCATCATAGACTCTGTTGCATGTCAAGACCCACATGTCACCTTGTTTTACGGGCTTGTCTGCATCTCTAAGTATTTCAAATTCACGTCCACCACACATTCCGCTTTTCATGGATATGGTGGCGGTTTCCCCTGTTAGATAATCGTTTATGTCAAATCCAATGTCTTTGAGATATATTTTGAACGGTGGGATGGTTTCCCCTTCTTCAAAGTAACCATCATCCGCGATTGGCGTATTATCCTTATTCACAGAATCGGAAGCGATTTCATCCAACGCTCCGGTAGCATTTACGATTATTCCCGCGTCTTTCAACTGCTGTGCCGTCATTCCTTCCATAGACGGATATATTTCCGGCAAAGAAGTATCGCTCCCGTCAAAGAAAACCGAACCTTCCCGAACTCCGATAATATCTATGTTTTTACTATCAAGGTATGGGTCAAGTGTCTTTTCCGGAAAATCAGGAAGCATCAAGTTTTTAACAGCCATATTATTGGGGACTAATGCTCCGGAAGGTCTTTTGTACTTTCTTGGAACATTGTCCGTCTCAATGCCTTTTTCTATCCGCATCTTTGCACCTATATGAACGTTGTCCTTGTCGGCTTCGCTATTCAACAAAACGTAGCATTTCCCAAGAAAGCTACCTCTTTTCATTTTATAGGAATGTCCATTGATTGTCACATCATACGATGCTGTGTCAGATAGGAATTTCATGTAAAAAGGAAGCGTCACAACAGCTCCGTCTATCAGATGTGTATTAGGGTCATATCCGTAAGATACATCCTCGATGGGAGCTTCGACAATAGGACTACCATATGTTGTATAATAGTTGTAAGGCAAGTTTTTGGTACCACCATATGCTCTTAGGCGGGTAATTATCTTCTGTGACGAATCCGCGGTTTTTTGTATGGAGTACAGCCCTTTGCCCTTTCCATACCCGAACATGTTTCCTACTGCAATTCCGGCAGTGCCTATTGTTATCGTTCGCTCCTTTATGATAAAGTTTGCCTTAAACTCGCTATTTACCAAAGCGAGTGCGTCCCAAACGTTTATACTGCTTATTGATATGGATTTGTTAGCCTCATTAACATATTCCGGATGTACTGTAACTGTCCATTTTTGTTCTCCTTTATAGATACGGTCAAGGTTCACCTGTATTCTTTCCGCGAGAGCATTTATACTTTCAGCGTAAAAACTGAATGTAGGCAGGGAAGAGTAGTGGATTAAGTTATCCTCTTTTACATAGTCCAAAAATTCGCATCTTGTCAGTTCGTCTGCAAGAGAATTGAAAACTACGTTCTCATATTTGAAAGCCTCTCCGTATGTGTTTTTGGAGGCTTGTTTCAATTCAGTCGGGTCGTAGTTTATTTCAAATCTTTCTCCGCGGTATATCAGATAGTCCCCGACTGTAAAATCAATCGGAGTGGGGGACGTAACGGTAATGTTAACGGAACAAGCTCCCATGAACTCCCCGTTATACTCTAACTTGTTAGCGACACATCGTTGCGTCTGCCCGTCTTTGCTGTATATTATAAACCGTCCCATTATGCCGTAAGAATAATTTGTGTTTTAGGGTCAGTTACCCGAAATGTAATGTTGAAAGTTACGACATCTCCCTCATCTGTCTTGCGGACAAAAAGGTCGGGTTTTATAGATTTAAAATAAACCCCCTGCCTGCCTATTTGGGTATAGGTGTCATAAACCTTTAATTCTGTTCCGTAACCGTCTTTTCCTATCAGATAGTCCAGGAAGGCGACAATTTTTTCATTGGCTGTTCCCATATCACCTTTATAGGCAAACTCTATTTCTATATCATAGGCTTGCACGTAGAGTTCTTCGGGGAAAAAGGTGTCTTCTCCGTCTTGGTCTATCCAGTCCCTTTTGGGCAAATCCTTAATATCTCCATATACAGTAAAAGGGAAGTCCTTGCACACAATCCCCCATTGGGATTTGGTGTCAATAACAGGACTCCCCAGCTTACTTTTCTGAAAATAGATACTGTAAGGCTTTGCCATGTGTTATTTTGAGTTTGTGTTGTAAAAAAACAAAAAGAGCCAATCAACGGCATATCCGTTAATCAGCTCTTTGGCTTGTATTATCAATACTGCAAATATATGGTATATTTTCTAAATAATCAAGTAAAATATTAGAAAATTGATATGGTTTCCCGGCTTACATTATATTTGCAATGAATACTATCTGTCGGGTGACACGATTTTCATGTAGGGGTTCTTTATCCGCTTCTCCTTGAGTTTCTTTTCAAGTTCTTCCATCTTTTCATACATCAGTTCAATATCTTCGGATAGGCGCAATAATTGAAGTTTGAGGAGCTTGTTCTCTTTCTGCAAGTTATATATCTTTTCTTCCATGATGAATATTTGTTTTAGTCGTTATTCCTGCCACCTGCCCGCCAGCCGTATTACTGGCGGGGTATCATAACGTGAACGTTGGTCGAAACCTCAACGTGCATCTATGCTTGTTTACGTGGCAATATATTTTTGGGTATAGTTATAGCTGCCGGGCATTGGAACCTACTGCCGGATGATTAAAATAGCGTGATTAGTATTTCTTCATGCAGCTAACGAATAAGGCTATGATAGATATAAGTACGCCTGCAATGGCAAATATCAAATTCCAATTGATAGGATTGTGTAAGTTGGGGTTAACGGCAAGATAGTGCTTACCCTCTTCGGTGAGTTTGACATTCCATACATGACCGCCAACTACATAATTAGCCTTCACCAATCCTTTTCTTTCAATAGAACGGATGGAAGCAGTAAATACATGCTGTGGATATGTTGCCGGGCATTTCCCGCCAAACTCCGCAACAATCCGGAATGCTTGTTTCTCTTCCTTTGTTAATTTAATCCGTTCCATAACCTACTCGTTTTCTGCAAATTTACTAAATACTACGCAAATATGTGTTGTTGTGCTATACTATTTTATAGGCGAAATCTTTCTGTCAGAAGGTTTTCCGCCAAATAGATGGTTGATATAAGCAAGTCCTTTGGGCTTGCAAAACACCTTTTGGCATAATATGTCTGGGTGGTTGTCTCTGCGTATTGGCGGCAACAGCGTCATTTCAAAGTAGCCTGCGTCAATATACTTTTGTTTCGGCTCGTTCCTGTCTTTGAAGAATATGCCCGCATCCCTTAGCTTCCCGAAAAGGGTGTTCCTCCCAAAACCGAGATTGAGTATCTTTGCGGCTTGACCTATGTCCACTTTGCCCTCTGCTTTGAAGGCGACTTCGGCGAAGTCGGCTTTAGGTTGGATTTTGGCGATTTTCGCATCTTTCTCCTCGATAACCTCTTGTTGGTGCTGATTGTCCGCTTCCAGTTCTTTCAGACGTTTTTCTCTTCTTGCAAGCGTCTCGTTTGCGATGGTCAGCGCACGTGCCATGATTTCTTCGGGAGTGTCATCCTGTTTGGTGGCAATGTATCCGCCAGTCTTACGGATAGTCTTTAGGATTTCCTTAACTCCTTTCTTAAATTCTTTGGCGATTGGCTTACGGGATTGGAATAAGACTTCATACAAACCATCTTCTGTTAAGAACCACATTTCGTAATTTCTACCATCTACGAAAATTGTTCGTAGATACTTTTCCTCCTCATCCACAGTGCCTACCATTCTTGATACATCATAGTAGCCTTGCGATGTCTTTGCATAATCAATGCACTCTGCCACTTCTTTGGCAAGGAACAACGGATTTTCGGCAGTTCCGTAAACCGTGAATTTGTGCCCAAGCAACTCAGTTTCGCTTAGGACTTGAATAGGTTCTGTCCGCATAACAAAAAAATGCACCTACTACGAGCTGCGAACAAAACCATAGGATTTTATTTGTGGACGTTTCCGTTACCACACTCGGTAGGTGCAATATCTTAATATAAATAAAGATAATACTCGATATGTACTGGCAAAAAATAAACTCCAATGATGAAGTCATAGGAGTTTGCCGCCCCTATAATTTTGTTCGCACCGCAAAGATACTGATAATCTTTAAAAGTGCAAACTTCTTATAAGAAAATCAATTGTTTATGTGAATTTTCTAAGTTTCTGTGCGAATATATAGAAAATTGACTATATATCCAAAAGGGAGAGCGTAGTAATATCCAAACATGCTTTATAACATATAACAAAAAAGGTGAAAAAACTGTATATAATATATTGCTCTCCAATACAAAGTTGTTAACTTTGCCGCACATTAATTAACATATTCAATGCTATTATGAAAAAAGTTTTATTGAGTCTAATTGTTGTTTTTTCTATGAGTTCTTGTGCTTCAATTTTTACACCTGCAAAGCAAACAATTACGTTTTCAGGGATGGAGGGCACTAAAATTTATGATAATGGCAGAAAAATTGCAACAATTGACGAAAGCGGTGAAGCAACCGCGCGAATAAGAAAAAAGTTATCCTCGAAAGAATTAATTGCTAAAAAAGAGGGTTATAAATCAACGCCGTTTTTACTGGAAGCAAGATTTAATCCTATTTCTTGTATAAATCTTTTGAATGTGATTGCATGGGGAATTGATTTAGGAACCCAAAAAGCATGTAAATGGGATAACACATATATTGAAATTGAGATGGAACAAAAATAA